CCATGTACTAGAGGCAGTGTTCATCCAGTAGGTGCCTTCTGTTACAGCGGCACTTGGACGTCCGGTTCTACCAACTAAGGCGGCAAGGTCAATGTTGGCACGAATAACATATGCCAAGTTTGTTGCGCCCAAGGCACTGTATGCTGCCAATAGACCGTATTCGTTCAGTTCATAACCCTGAATAGGTGTGCCATTGGTAGTCTTGTAGAAGAACGGGTTACCAAAATATGTAACCAAGTCACGCTGACTAGTGATAGCATAAAGTTTGTTGGCGTTTGCCGCGATGGTGCCAACAGCAACACCAGTGCCAGCCGCATTGGCCTTGTTTGGGCAGTAGCGATGACGATAAGAGGTACTGAGTTGGGCGCAGCAGGTAAGTACTGTGATTCGTCGATGACGGTAATCTGGGTGCCTGGAGATGATAATGCCATGATTTTAATCCTTTTTCTAAAATGTTGTGATAGTATTCACTACACTTATTTATCGAAGAAGTAAAAAAATAGCGTTATTCAGCGTGTCATGGCAAGAATATTTTGTATCTGTTGATGTAAGTCGTCTATCGACCCGTTATTATCTAGTTGGTAGTCGTATTGGAGACCAACACTACTATACTCAGAGGCATGAATGCCTAAGGCATCTAGTGATAGTGATGCCTGTGAATCACCACCGTTGAACTTGATTGCTAGGTCATACCATGGGGGTGTTGGTCCACGGTTGGTTCGCAGTGTGATGCCGCCTGAGTTTTTGATGGCGGTGATCTCGTTGGCGAATCGGCAGTCAGTGATCACCACATTCTCGGTGGTATTCCTGAGGCGGTTCTCAAGTGACGCCACCCAGATTTCGTCATGGAAGTGTGACCTGAGAACATCGGTCCCCCATTGTTGGAGGATATATCGAGGCGTCAGATAGGGAATCTTGAGCCTGTCTGCCCACCAAACATCAACTTGTTCTCGCCATAGACGGCTGGCTTTTGTCGAGCCTTCAAGTAGGGTTCTGTCCCAGCCAAATACCGCTGATACAGCGTCTTTGAGTGATTCAGCGAAACTCAGTCGCTTGAAGCCGTGGAATGTGGTCAAGTAATCGGCGGCTGTATCTTTGCCGCTGCCAATACTTCCGGCTATACCGATGATTATATTATTTTTCATTCAACCATGATAACATGATTGAAGAAGAAAGTCAACGGTGAGTTTATCTAATTACCGTACTCGGGACGCTTACTACATCTTCAATGAACTTCACCACGTCGTTCAGTAGAGATGAGTCAAGTGTTTCCGTCCAGCCGTTTGGCAATATCTCTGGTCCAGCCCAGCCGCCGCCAAACTTCAGCTTTACCAATCTCTCAACGTCTCTGGCTTTACGGCCGGTGCCAAAATGCCAAGATCGTATAAGTGATGTGTCTCTACCACCAAGACGCTTCAGGGATTGTTGCCTACCTTTTATATCGTTTGTAATCCCATATTTTATACAGATTCCATTTACATCCAGAAGATAGAGATGCCCTTCCTCAGTATCATTATAACCACGTTTAGCGCACGAGGGGCAACCTGAACCATTCAACACGTTATCCGTCTTAGAATACCATATATGGCCCATAGAACACTGAAATTTCAGCTTGGTGCTGTTATTGATGTAATCATCTATCAATTGAATCGGCCTATCACTGATTATCAGCCGCTCGTTAACTACATCTTTGGTTAGTTTTTTTGTCGGAGAACATTCGGTGCACCCGCCGCCATTCAATATCCTGTTAGTCTTCGCAAGAAATATATGCCCAACTTCACATTGAAACTCAGTCATCTTATGGGAGTGCAAGTAGTCACCGATCAAAACGACATTTCTACCGGTCAGTTGATGGTTGACTTCTTCTTTAGTTTTTCTTCTACTCATTCACATATGATATCATTTTATATGTGGAAAGTCAATAGTGAATTTATCCAATTTAGCCCTGAACCCAATACATCGGCTGGCTTCCATCCGTGTAGGTCTTGAGTTCTAGTAGTAGATCCTCGAACATCTTGTTTCCCTCTGCCTTCATTGCCGTTCCATTGAGCGAAGTGCCCCCGCCTGGACCTACTATTGTCCCGAATTTCTCTCGTGCCTCGCCGATAATCACCTTGCACTGAGCGAGTGTCCAACTGGCTAGCCAGTTGGCAATCCTGAAGTCCTGTAATAACATGATCTCTGGCTTTAAGTTGTCTGTCCAAATGAGGACCTGTTCACCACTACCTTTGAAGTCACGCACGAATTTGATCTCTTTGGTCGCTGGGTTGAAGGTGTAAATTACGAATCCGCCAAACATTCTTGCGTTCAAGGACACGTATTGGCTCCACAAGTCATAAGTGGCTAAGCCGCCAGCGGTATTGTATTGGAGAAGGTAAGTATTCAGGATGGCACTAGAGAATGGATCGAATGATGTTGCGCCAGGTCCAGTCTCTAGACCAATTGTTCTACGAAATACCTGCCTAACATTCATTACCTCTTGTGGCAGAATATACGAGTTTTGATCTTTTTGAATCGTCAGTAAGGAATAGGATTCTTCGTAGGCATTTGCGCCACGCTGTCTATAAGTGGCCACGGCATAGTTAAAGCTGGCCTCTAAATGTTCAGGATCTAATTCAATATCTATAATACCAGCGCCAAGGCGGAGTTGTATATTCTTGAAAAGTTTTTGCTTGAGTTCGGTTAGGTCGGCCACGATATTTCCTTTGATGGAGTATTTATCTACATCAAAAGAATCGCCTGATGAACTTTGGTAGTTTTGGCATTCTTATACCAGAGATGTTGTGTAAGCCAGTAGTGTTCTTGGTGATTAGAGTTTTCATCTCAACGAGAGGAGCATCTAGATGATCTGGGTCACCATCATGAATTGCCCGCCTCATTGAACTAGAGATGTCTAGTTCAATTGAATATCCACTATCGGCTTGATAGATCAGTTTACTCACAAGTCACCTGCCTTACGGTTCTCCGAATAGTGAGCGTCAAATGATCCGCCTGGGTAGCGAGACTCCAACTTCTTGACGTTCTCAGCGATGACATCGTTGGGTTCTAGGTTCAAGGCACGGCAGGCATTAATCCAATACCATAGGATGTCGCCCAGTTCACGCTTCATGTGGAATACATTGTCAGCGGTAAGTGGTTTGCCTTGGAATAGGATTTTCTTTGGAATCTCAATGAACTCACCACTCTCTGCCGCTAGTCCAAAACAGGCAGTGATTAAGAGTGGCACATTGATATCAGGGCCATGTTCCATTAGTCCGGTTTGATTATCCAATTCATAGTTGGCATCAAGTCTGTCTAGGCGGTCCATGAATGAGGTCAGGTCATTACTGGGTTCGCTAGTAACGGCTTCCACGAAGTCTTTGTATTTGTTTAGGTCGATTTGTTTTGTCATTGTGTTTCCTTGTTGTATTACCATGCCTTCAAGATGACCATATCGTCATTGAAGCGTCCGTTTGGTGTGGTTGATACCGCTTTGATATCGTTGAAGAACTTACGAGCGGCTGGTTTACTGCCCATGATTTCTTTCAATTGTTCTGCCGGCTTACGAAGGGTCTTGGCTTCACTCTTGGTAGTGTCGAAGCCGAGTAATGTATTGCCCTTGACGGTGAAGGTCTTTGAATAGTCATCGGCGATGTAGTGATGAACCTTACGCTTACCCGAGTCATAAATCCAGGCTTCTGAGGCCCCATGAAGTTTAGTGGGTGGAATACTCTCTAGTTTGAGTTTGGTGGCAGGGTCCTCAAATTTCTTGAGATATTTAAGTTTTGCCACAATTTTTTCCACTGGCACAGCCTTACGGGCACGTGGTTTTGCGGCCGCCTTCTTGACTGAGGTGTAACTATTCAGGTCAGTGATAATGGCTTCACAGAACTTGATGAGTTGCTTGATTTGAGTCTTGTTATAGTGACCATATGCCTCTTGAAGTTGTTTATCTTTAGTGTCCAAGACTTCAGTGAACTCATTGATCTTTTTCTGCCAGATTTCTACTAACATAGAGATGTGTTGAGGCAGTAT